CGCAAGCCGCCACAGGCCGCCAGTGCCGCAATGAGTTGAGCCCAGTTCATGGTGGGCTTACTCGTCGGCGTCGGTGAACTTCTGGCCGTCTTTGGTCACGACGACGACGTGGGCGCCGTAGTCCTTGAAGGACAGCACCTCGGAAGCCTCGACAGCCACCTTTTTGGCGCGAGGCACCTTGACAGCTTTGCCTGCATCGTTTTTTCCGTCCACCAGCTCGATGACGGTGCGCTTCACGCGCTTGGCGGCTTCGGCAGCAGTGAGCTGCTTGCCTTCGGTCTTGGTCTTGTCGTCGGACATCAATCACTCCATCGTGGATGAGCTGCGGGGTGCAGCGGTTTCGATGGAGCGGACTGTGCCGGGGGCGGCACAAAAAACTAAGGCCGACATGGGTCGGCCTGGGTTGAGATCTGTGCTTCTAGGCTATCACGGCGGGCGTTTGCTCGGAAGACTTCAAACCCCCCCCGGCACACATTACATTTTCAGTTTTCCCCCAACCTATAGGAGTCCCAATGTCTCCCTCGCAAGCGTCGGTGGAGTCGCTCTCCATTGAAGTAAAGGCGATCCGTATCGACGGACGCAAAATGACCATTGCAGTTTTTCAGCAGTTGCGCGAGATCAGGGTTGTGGTGAACCCAAACGGAGACTGCCCCACCATCCGAACAGACATCAAGCCATGGGGTTACGTTCGTCACACGATCAAGAAAGAAGGCTATCTGTGGTTGCTCGCCGAGTGCCGAGGGGAACTTTGCCGAGCCGCGCTGCATGCAACGGGTGAATATGACCATCGCAGTCCGTCCTACAAGGTCCTGAACGCGTTCAGTAGTGAAATCCTGGCGAATCGCGAACAACTGTTCATTGCCACCTAGCTTCAATACGTTTAACCCCCGTTTAAATCGCCCGCCAAGGCCATGCGGCGGAAATTTCCAAGGGGTTACCGCGTCGAAGGTGTTTAAACGCTCCTAGCGGGCCGGTCCCTCCCGCCGCCTGCCGGCCTGTTTTGCTGCCTGGTCGAGCGCCGCTTTGCGGCCATCCAGCTTCAGCTCCCGTTCGGTAAACGGCTTGGCCCCCGGGGTCGATACCTTCCAACCCTTCATCCACGGAATCGAAATGCATCCGCAGTGGATCACCTGGCCCACAGGCGCGGCCGGATCATGGGGGCACTGCATCATGTCAAACCCACCGCCAGGGTTGGGCACCTTGAACAGCTTCCCGGCTTCCACCACCTGGCCATCCATCAGGTCGTGGTTCCAGCGGCTATGGATCTTGCCGCTGCGCCGCCACTGTTTGCCCAGGCCTGGCACCAGGGGAGAAGCCTGCACCAGGCGTTCGTTGTTGGCCACCGCGAAAGCACGGCTCACTTCGGTGTGCACGATGGTGGTGGCCCGCTTGGCCGACTCTTCGCCCAAGATCGCCTCCACCGACTTGATCGCCTCAAAGGGCGTTTTGCCACCGATGGTCACCAGGCCCAGTTGCTGCGCGATCTTGCCCGCCGCCACTTCTGTCACGTCTTTCATGCGGTCCACAGAGAAGGTTCGCATGGCCGCCAGCATGCGGGCATCCAGAGCCTGCAGGCGCATCTCGACATTGAAGCCGGCCACAGCCAGTGGCTTGTCCACGAAATCTTCTCCCAACTGCCAAGCGTCGCGCAGCGCCAGGCTGGCGGCAGTGCCCGCCAACGTGCCGGTGGCGGTGAGCACCGTCTCCAACTGGTCGCGCAACCGGGTGAGCTGCCACAGCTTCCAGTCAGCCGGCTGGGCCGTGAGCTGCTGGTTGATCTGCACCAGGGCATCGCGCAGCAAAGCCACCGTGCGCTGGTCGGTGGCCAGCAGCAACCTGGCGCGTTCGGCCAGGCGCTCCTTGATCGCCGCCTCGAAGGACTTCTGTTCCGGCGTCACGGTACGGCTGCAGAGGCCTCGCCCTCTGCTGGAACATTTTGGTTTCCTGATGTTCCAGGAAGTGTTCCAGCCCGGCCAGCCTGCAGGGCGGCGCGTTCGTCGGCCGAAAGGTTGAAGCTGTCATCGGCCTGGTTCTTGGCCTTGCGATCAGCGTGCTCCTTGCGTGCCGCGTCCAGCTCCGTCTTGGCGTCGAAGTCCTGGCCGAAGCGCTGCGCCACGTCGGCCACGATCTTCAGCGCCGTCTCCTGCGTCAGCAGCCCGGCGTCGATCATCTGGATCACCGACCCCACCAGCGCCTGCATCGCGCTGGCGAACTTGGTCACGTCCTTGTTCACCAGTTCTGGGAACACCGCCGTCACCTGCCACTTGTCATCCGCCCAGTCGGGCTTCTCCCCGCTGGCCTGGGCGGCCTTCCACAGCACGAAACGCCCGATCTCCTCCAGCGCCAGCTTGAGGAAGTTCTGCCGGCCGGTGTAGATCTTGAAGGTGGGTTCACCCATTTCCGAGGCGGCGGCGCGGTTCACGTCGCCACCGCCACCGAACCAATGCTCTGGCGTGGTGCTCCCGCCCAGCACGTGGTTGCGCAGCAGCCGGGCACTCTCGCTGGTGTCGGCCGCCTGCAGGTCGGGTGCCTTGGCCTCCAGCTTCACGCTGTCGTTGTGTACGAAGGTGCTGTTGGGCGCGGGGGCGGTGAATTCCTTCTCGTATTTTTTGACCGCCTCGGGGTCGGCCCCGGTCAGCGTCACGTCCCAGACAAAGGCGCGCAGGTAACCGATGCGGTCAAGTTCGTTGAACAGGAACTCGTCGTAGGCGTCCAGCCAGTCGATCTGGCCCAGCAGGTCGCTGCGGCCACGGCTGCCGTTGGGGAACTTGTTGAGTTGGTACAGCAGGCACTCGCCATCCGCAAAGTCTTCCGCGCGGATGCGGGCCGTGTTGGCGCTGAACAGATCGTCGTCTTCGCCCAGCACGATCACGCGGTACTTGTGCTGCTTGCCCCGGTTGTCGCGCTTGGTCACCACGCCAATGGGCTGCTCGGGGTTGTCGGGGTCGGTCACCACGGTGGCGATCTGGCGCGGGTCCAGGTAGCCCAGGCGCACGAAGCCGTCGCCATCGCGCACGTTGGCGATGTAGCACTGCTCGCCCAGCAGGCCCAGGGCACGCACGCGGGGGGTGAGTTTTAAAGGCCAGTTGTTGATGGGGTCTGACCAGAAGGCGTTGATCAGCTTTTGATGCTCTTCATCCTTGCACTGCAGTGTCACGCCCTCCGCCAGCAAGTAGGCCAGGGGCAGCTCCACCAGGCGGTTGGCGAGCAGGTTGCTCTGCCAGAGGTACTCCGCCACCTTCTGCATGCGGTCCTGGGCCATGGGCGACAGGTCGCGTTCGTTCTGGCTGCTCAAGCCATCGCCACTCAGGCGGCGCCATCCTGGTTCGTCAGCGCCCTGGACCGAGGCGGCTTCACGCATGGGCGCCGGTGCAGGGGCGGCGGTGGCGATGCCCACCGCTTCCATCAGTCGGTTGAAAAATCCCATGGCGTCAGTCCTCTGCGGCCTGCTCGGCACCCACAAGAGCGAGCGCCATGCGGCCATGGTCGTTGTGGGTGGTGACCACCTCGCGCAGCTTCTGCGCAGCCAGCTCCACGCCCTTGCGGTCAGCTTCTGACAGGCCCGCGATGGTTCCTCTGATGATCAAAAGGATGTGTTGTTCTTCGGTCATTGCGCGATCCTTGGTTACCCGCGCCGGAACATGCGCTGGGCCGTGTGGCCGTAGCGCGCCCGGGCGGACTGTTGCGAACTGGTATTGCCACCCTGGGCCGCTGCCGCCACGCCGCCCGTCACGGCCAGCATCCACAGCATCACGATCATGTCGGGGCCGTCGTCGTGGTCGGCCTTGGGAAAGTGGCGGAACTGGTCGATCAGCGTGGTCTGGCTGCTGTGCAGCCGGATCAGGCCGTTGTGCATGTGCGGCTGCAGGCTCTCGATGCGCAGCAGCTTGTCGTTGATCGGGATCAAGGCCCGCGCCGGTACCGGCACATGCAGCTGGGCGCTGCGCTTGACCAGCTCGGTGCGCAGGAACTCCTGAAACTGCACCGCCTCCACGCCCCAGACGATGCAGCAGTACTCCCGCTGCAGCTCGATGATGTCGCTGATGATCCGGTCGGGCGTGCGCTTCTTGATCTTGGCTTCCACCACGTCCAGGATGCCGGTCTCGCGGTTGTAGCCGCCCACGCCCAGGGCGCTCGGGTCACGGCTGTTGCCGGCCTTGCCCAAGCTGGGGTCTGCCGCGCCGTAGAACACCCACTCGGCCAGCCGGTTCACCCAGAATCGGATTGAGGCGTTGAACGGGGCATCCTCGCCTGCCACCGGGTCGTTCTGCTGCTCGCTGTCGAACGCGGCATGGCCCTCTCGGGCTCGGCGGATCATCAGCTTGTAGATCGGCCGCAGCGCGGGCCAGCTCACCACCGCGCCCTTGTCCATATCAGCCTGCTGCTCGCGGTACAGGGCCATGGCCGCCGCTTCGCCTTCCTGGGGCGTGTCGGCGTTGAGCAGCAGCCCTTCGAACTGTTCCCACAGGTCCATGCGCTCGGGCCACTGGATCACCGCTTTAAACACCTTGCGATTCCACAGCGGGTTCTTCAGGAAGCGCGCCAGCACCGAGTCATAGTGCAGCACCGTGCCCACCAGGATGGCGTGCATCGAATCGTCAGGCGGCCCGAGGTTGAGCACGCTGGCCGTGACGAACTTCTGCAGCTTGTCACGCTGGGCAGGGGTGGCGACGTTCTCATCGTTCTCGATGTCGTCCATGATCGCCAGGTCGGGCCGGTGCGCGCCGTGGCGGCGGCCGCGAAGTTTCTTGGCCGAGCCGAAGGCCTCTATCTTGCGGCCGTTGCGCGTCACGATCACGCCCGCGCGCCACACCTTGCCCTGGCCGTACACCTCGGGGAAGTCACCGCCAATGCGCGGGTTGGCCTCCAGCTCGGCTTTGATCGCCTCCAGCATCTCGGCCGCCTGTTCGAAGGCGTCCATCACGATGATCGGGTACCAGAGCTGCTCGGTGACCACGCACCAGGAAGCGAAGCTCATGCTGATCTTGGTGGACTTGGCCTCGCCCCGTGGCGCGGCCAAGGCATCGCGCTGGCCGGTGGGCGAGTTGATGATTTCCGGGAGGCGCTTGTAGAGGTACAGATGCAGCGCGCTGGGCTCGGCCTTGCCGTAGTGGGGGAAGTAGTTCCGGTCCCAGTACTCGTACCCGTTCACCGGGTCAAACACCTTGCGGCGCCGCTCAGCAATGGCCTCGGGCGTCACGTCCCAGCCGTCCAGGTTGGCATCGATCTGGCGCCGCAGCCCATCGGCCAGGGCGGCCAGGCCGTCCAGGAACTCCTTGCTGGTTTTCGCCATGGCGCTACTTCACCTTGTCGAGTTCTTCGCCAAACGGCTCCAGCAGCTCCACCATCGCGGTCAGGTGCTGCGGGTACCGACCCTGGGCGAAAGTCACCAGGCGCTGCAACACGTCGAGCTGGATCGCCTGCTTGTTCAGCTCCGGAGACAGGCGTTTAAAGCTCAGCATTGTTTTGTTGAAGCTGTCGCTCATAGAGGCCAGCGTTTCGGCCCGATCGCGCGCACTCATGTCCGTGGCTTCGCGCAGCTGGTCAATGGTGGCCTGGTGCTGCACCAGGTAGTCCTCCAGCAGCTTCTTGCTCAGCGTGCTGAAGTTGTCGTCGCCCAGGGCCACGGCGGCCCGCACGGTGTCCCAGTCATCCCCCTTGTCTGCGGCTTCCTGCTTCCAGCGGTTGGCCGTGCTGCGGGGAATGCCCACCTTCTTGCAGGCGGTCTCCATCGCCATCCGCTGGTAAACGTACAGGCCCCGCAGCTGGGTGCGTTTCTCGGATGCGTGGGCCATTACTGTCCGGTGCCCCCGCGGTTCAGCCACTGTTTCGCGCCCTCGATCGCCAGGGCGATGCCAATGGAAACCGCCGAGCCGCTGATGGCCCCCGCCACGGCCGCCTTCTGCTCTACCACGCGCAGGCGCTTGTCAATCGAGTTGTGGCGCTCCTCCATGCGCGCGTCCAGCGTGTCAATGCGTTGGTCCTGGCGCACCAGGTGGGCGGTGATGCTGTCGAGCTTGCCGTCCATCTTTCCCAGCAGCATGAGTTCGTCTTTTTCCATCGCCATGGCGCGTCACTTTCCGTTTAAATAGTCAATCAGGTGTTGGAACCGCTGCCGGTCTTCGGCACAGGTTCGGGCATTGGTTGCTTGGTTGTCCCAGGCGTCGTCGAGCGTGAGGCCGGCACTTTCGGCGCAAGCAGCGTCGGCGCCTTCGGCGGCACCAGCAGCGCCGCAGGCACCGGCTGGCGAATCAACACCGGTGAGCGCGCCATTCCACATGCGGACAGCAGCAAGAGTGAGCACAGGGCCACCGTCGCCAGCAGCGACAGGCGCAGGCCGCTGCTCCGGGCCCGGCGCGTCAGGTCCGGGCGTGCGGCTGCAGCCAGCCACAACCATAGGCCCAGGCACAACAAGAGGAGCGCGGCGACGAAGATCCAGATACTGGGTATTGAGGTCGGCATAGCGGGCTTCCTGGTCGAGGTGTTCCTGGAGATAGCTGGCGGCAGCCAGGTCGGCGCGTTTGGTCTCCTTGGCGATCGCCTTGGATACCGCCTGGTCGGCCTTGGCCTGCTTGGCCTGCCAGGCGTTGTCGGTGGCCGTGTGGCCCCACCAGTAGCCACCGCCCACGAGGGCCAGGGCTGCGCAGAGCAGGGCCAGCGCGCGCGCGGCAAGGCTGGTCATCGCTGCAGCTCCATGCATTTCTGGTGGCGCTCGGCCTGGCGGTTCCAAACGCCGCGGCAAACCTTGTTGCCAGGCGTTGAGCAGTCGAACTCCCATCGGATGGGGCGGCCCTGCGCATCGCGCCGGTTCACCACCCAGCCCGGCCCTTCTTTGCGCGCGCTGGTCATCTTGCGATAGCTCAGCAGCGCGTTGCAGGCCTGCGGATAGTTGCTCGCCATAAGCTGGCTGCGCATGCCCGATTTCAGCCAGGCCGTGGTCCCGTACTGATAGACGAAATCCATGTAGAGGTCGTATTCGCCCTGGTGCAGGGCCACGCCGGGCAGGCTGTCGCGAAAGATCGCTTCTTCCTTGCCGATGTGCGCCTGCGCCTTGATGAGGGCACGCACGGGCGTGGTGGTGTCGCCCATCTTCACGGGCGTGCCGTCTTCGTGGAAGGTGGAACCAAAGCCGACTGTGGGCCGATCGCCTTGGGTGGGGATCACCGCTGTGGTCGTGTAGTGCTCATGCACGGCCAGGCCAACAAACGCGGAGAACGACAGCGACAGGCCAGCGACCAGCATGCGCGGGCTGACGGAGCCTCGCAAGAATGAGGGCCTCCTGACAATGGACAATGGTCGCTTCTCACCACCACCATACCCATTGAAAGGGGCACTCATGAACGAAGCACAGGCGACAGAACGCGCCGACAAGATCATTGGCCTTCTCCTGACCCATCAGCCGAACGTGCTTGGCACATCGGCGTTGCATGGGGAGATTCAGGCCGTGAAGGCAGCGAGAGACATTGCGGCTTTTCGCACGAAGCTGATTGAGGAATTGAAGCCACAACCGTATTGACGGCTTCTTGGTAGACCTTCCCCGCCTGCTCGCCGAAGCGGTCGGAAGGGTAGGTGTCTGCTTTCGCTTTGGCCCACTCCTGCGCCGCCGCCAGGCCTACCTGGTGGCGGCGTTCTTGTTTTCTGTTGACGAAGAACGCAACGGCGGCAATAGCAGCAACGCTGATGAAGCCGAGGATGAAGGAGGATGTGATGCCCATGCACCGACTTTCATCGGGTGGGCAGAAATAACTAAGGCCGACATGTGTCGGCATTAAGTGCTTCGATGCTTTTTTACATTACCACGCAGGAGGTCAACCCAGCAAGATGCGCATCACTTGCAACCATGGCGTTCTAGAGAGAGCCTCTATCGCGAGCAGTTCGGATCGTCGCATCCGTGAGGTCCGCCAGCATCAACCACATCTCCTTGAAAACGCGGGTGGCAATGTACAAAGCGAATCCCCCCAAAAGCCCGTAGATCACAGGCCCAGCACCTGCGCCATTCCAAGCCGCAATGAGTCCTCCAACGACCACCGCGAACGTCAGCAAGTAGCCGACGATGGTGGCAAACCCAATCACAGCGCGGAACGCTGGATAGGAGCTCTCAGCGCGCAAGGTCTTGAGGAACTCTTGAGCAGATGATGGAGGTCGTGCTGACACCACCGGCTCCCGAGCGGGCACTGATGCAGGCACGGTACCAGGACGTGCCTTGGCATAGATCACGCCACAGTATGGGCATGCTTCGTCCGGAGCCCCTGTCGGGCGACTGTTGAGCTTTCTGCACTTGGGGCAGGTGATGGGTTCGGTCATTTGGTTTTCCTCCTTGGTTGTGATTGCAATTGGGCGTGTCAAGCGACCTTCATTGCGACGGCTTCGCCATGTCAACGTAGCCGGTGCCATCTGGGCGCTTGATCCATCCGGTGAAATGCAGCAGGCCTTTCACCCGACAGGAGCACCCCTCTGGCCTGACGGCTTGCGCGCCCGCATGCACGCTGATGATCGTTTGATCCAGCGCCTGACACACCGGGCAAAGCCTGTCTTTTGCCTTTCCTGCGGTCAGCTGCACAGACCGAACACCCCGCGCCGCCAGCTTCGCAAGGTCAATCTCAATCAGCGCCATCCGCCACAGTTGATGCTCCTCTCCGTCGGTATTGGCGATCATCTGTAGCACCGCTTCCCGGTCACCGGCAAACGCTGATTGCCTGACTCTGGGCGGGAGCTGTGCCGCTTCTTCTACGCGGTGCTTTGCCCACGCGGCTTCTGCCGCATCCGCCTGCGCCTGATTCATCAGGCGTGGGGTTCTGTCATCTGGCGTGTACTTGTTGTAGATGAAATCCCCGCAGGATTTGCACTTGGTTTTGCGCTGCGGCAGCTTGGGCAGTTGAACCCCACACGACGGGCATGTAGGCTCAATGGATGTCCCCATCTCACACCTTCTTCGCCATGATGTAGGCGTAGGTCCGCTGCAACTCGTCTGTCGCGAGATCCGTCAGGGAATCAGCCCCAAAATTCTTCTTGATGTACGGCTTGTACGCGTTGGGGTTATGTAGTTGATTGATGCACCTGGCCTTGATTGCGCCGATGCGCTTGGGCCTCCAGTCATCGTCTTTCCTTGGCGCCGATGCCATCCCACGCAGGATGGCCATTTGCTTCAGTGCGTAGGACCGTGCATCGTCGAAGCGGGTCTTGAGGATGAGGGCGTAGGTGGTTGACCCGCCTGCCTTGTTGATGCGCGACCAAGCAAGCGCCTTGGGCAAGGGCGTTTTCTTGATGGAGTCGTGGAGTAGCACCCACTCGTCGCAAAGATCAAACAGCTGCCTGCGCTGATCGGCGTCGATGTGCTCGGGGCCCGGCTGCACGACCGCCCGGACACGGGCCTTGGGTACGACACCAAAATGAACCACAACAGGGCCGTGGTTTCCGATGAAATTGGTACCTCCGTTGATGCTGGGAATATCGACGCGCTGCGCCTCCTGCAGGTGAATGTCACGCCCCGCTGCGTTGCCTTGCGGGCTTTCCACCTTTTGCTTCTCTGCCATGGGTCCTCTCCTGACCTGAGTTGTTGATCGTCATGTCTCGGCCCGCCGCATTGCCGCTTCGGGCTGTCACCTTCACTCGCGGCTGTACCGCCGCTCCCCGCGCACCTTGCAAGGCACCTATTGCCGCCGCCTTGACCGCCAACGGAGCAGCTCTGAAAAGAGCGATCAGTTCCAGTTCGTCGCCGTCGAGCTGAGGTGGCAACCCTTCGCCGAGGAGCAGCCAGTTGGCATCGCAGGTAGTAGCCCTGATCACGCGCACCAGCATGTCTTCGGGAGCTCGCTGGCGCTCGGCAAGCACGTCCTGCAGACGCTGTGGTTTTTCCTCGCCGATGAACCGGGCGAAGGCCGGGATTGACATGCCGCCTTTGAGCTGACGGACGCGAGCTGCAATGCTTTCCATGAAATATTCCCGTTGACATACTGGAATATTTCCAGCATGATTCGACTTAACACGGCACGAACTGCCGAAACCTAAACATGTTAAGTGAAGGGTAGCAGATGCATCCAGAAGAAATCAAAGCAGCGTTGCGCATAAAGGGCATCACGCTCGCTGCCCTGGCTCAAGAGTTGAGCCTCTCGCGTTCCATGGTCACTCAGGTCATACACGGCTATGCCCGTTCCAGGCGAGTGGAGGAGCGCATCGCGCAGATCCTTGGGAAACCAGTTGATGGCATCTGGAAGCACAAGCCGGTGCTGCGTCGTTCCAAGACTGTGGTGGGAGCCGCAGCATGAGAACCGACATCAAGGTCACCTACACCCGGTCCTTTGACCTTCGGCCATTGGTGCAGATCGACGGCGGTGTGTTCTGCGACGTGATTCGCACGCCGGCCGAGATTCGCGAGATGGCGGCGCTGTTGCTCAAGGTGGCTGATGCCGCTGAGGCCCGTCCCATCATCGGTCGCCATTGGATGCCTGGGCGAGTGGTTCTCAACTCCGTGGGCGATGAGGTGACCGTATGAGCACCACTTA